GCACCACAAATCGGTGACGCGGCAGCCAAGTTAAAAGGTCAAACGTCTGCTTCTTATCCGATTGTTAAAGTTACCGACTTGAAGCAAAGCGCGGGTGACAAGATCAGCGTGGATTTATTCAATATCTTTACCGGCATTCCGACAATGGGCGACAAGCGCATTGAAGGCCGTGGCATGAACGCTACGACTTCAAGCCAGGACATCAGCATCAACCGCACACGCGGCATGGCTGATACCGGCGGCAAGATGGCGCAAAAAAGAACCCGTCATAATCTGCGTACTGTTATTCAGGCCGGGTTGACTGGTTGGGCGCAACGACTGGAAGATCAGAAGTGTTTGGTGGCATTAGCCGGTGCTCGTGGCACTCAATTAACAACTGATTGGGTGGTTCCGCAGCAATCAGACGCTACATTTAACGATGTGATGGTTAATACGGTACAGGCGCCTACTTTCAATCGCCGGTTTATTGCCCAATATACTGGAAGTAACGCATCTATTGATACTATCGCCAACTTAACGACAACTGGTATTTTAACGCTGTCTGAAATTGATGCTATCGGCTCATTGCTGAAAGAATCATCCGTGCCATTGCAGCCAGTGACCATTAAAGATGATCCTTATTCATGGAACTCGCCTTTATGGATTATGTTTGTAACTGAGCGACAATGGGCTATTTTAAAGAAAGTGTCGCAGACTTTATGGAATTCTGCGCTTGCCGGTGCTACTAAGCGTTTTGACGGTCAACGTCATCCGCTGTTTATGGGTGATTCAATTATGTGGAACGGAATTCTGGTAAAACCATTAAACCGTTATGCAATTCGCTTTAATGCTGGGGATAAAATCCTTGAAAATAATGCAACCAGCACAGTGGAAACCGGTGTTGCTGTTCCAAGTACCACAGACTGGGCTGTTGATAGAGCAATTATTGTTGGCGCTCAAGCTTTGATTAAGGCTTATGGCAATGAGGAATCAAGCGATTATCACTATGGTTGGAATGAAGAGCTGGTCGATCATAAGTCAGCGGTAGAGGTATCTTTGTCAATGATGGAAGGAACGGCTAAAACCCGCTTCAACATCAATGGCGTGATTACCGATCATGGTGTGGCGGTTGTCGATTCTTATGCTCCCGCTGTTGGTACTGCCGCTTACAATGCGATAACAGTAACATCTAAAGGCGGCTCTAGTTATTAGACTATAATCCACCCCAGTTAATCGCTGGGGTTTTTAACCTTATTCAGGACAAACGATTATGCCAACTAAATATTACGAAATTGGTAACGAATTAAACCGAGTGCCCTATACCGGCGATGACTCCACGGCTGTTTATTACTCTGGTACTCATAAAACTGTAGGTCGTGCGACTATTGCATCTGGCGATACAGTTGAAATCCCCTTGTGCGAGTTACCGGCAGGTGCGCGGCTTGAGGCTATTAATTTTCAAATTGATGCGCCTGTTGCAGCTTCGGCTTGGACAGTGGCCTTTGTGTTACGAAAAAAATCAAACTCAATTTATCAAGGCAGTACGATTGGTGGCGGCCCAACTTCTACAGGTATCGCTTCCGGTGCGCCTGACATTACACTTGCGGCTGGTGCTTTAACGGGTGGTGCGTCTCCTGTTGGTACGGGTGCGGGTGTAGGCGCAATGGTGGGCGCGGCGGCTATTGTTGTTGCTCCTATCGTGGTAGGTACTGCACCAACAGGCACAGCCAATGTTACAGCCTCTTTATTCCCTGCGGCAATTGAAGGCACAACGCTGGTTAATGGTGCTTTTGCTGCAAGAAACACGCTACAAGAAGCCTATTACTTGGGTATCTTGCTAACAGCGAGCGGCATAGTAGCATTAAGCGCTGGCATTAATATCCAGATTGGTGTTGATGCTGAATTTATCGGCACATTGTAATTATTCTGGCGGTGTAACAGCCGCCATTATTTAAGGGCAAATTAATGAAAAAAATTACTATCCAGTTAAAGCCGGGCAGTATTAGATGGGCTGACTTTGGAGGCATTAAATTGTCAGAGGAGTCACCATCAATCGAATTAAGTGAAGTAGATGCTGTTAATTTAATGGCCGACCAAAATGCACATTTGCTTGAAATAGCCAGTGAGCGCGAAGAAGCCGATCTGACCAAAGAACAATTACAAGCCTTATTTGTTGAAACTATTGGCGCAGACCCCGACAAGCGATTGTCACCGGCAAAGCTAAAGCAAGCGATTGATGAGTATAATGCAAATGTTCCTGATACGACCAATATCGGATTGGCTGATGTAGCTATTCCTGTTGTTGACCCAATTATCGCGACTACTGTTGACACGGTAGTTACTCCCTAATGACTTACAGCGATTTTGTTAATGATGTCGTGCTTGACGCTCCGGGTGCGCCGGTTCCGGTCGTGCTTCGGGCTATCCGTGAAGCGGTGCGTACCTTCTGCAAAGAATCTACCGCTTACCGGAAAAAATTAGCGTCTACCGATATGACTTACAGTTCTGTTACGGGACTGTACACGATTACCATCCCTGCCGGATTCCAGATTGAAACCGTCATATCACCGATGGTGTTCAATGGCAGCTATACGGTTTATACCTTTTCTGACGGTTCGCAAAGTACCAGTGCCACGCCGCCAACCGGTACAACACTGGTCAGTTCGAGCAACTACAGTATTGATTCAACCAATGTACAAGGCGCAAGCCCTGAATGGCTGGATATTAATTATCCGGGCTGGCGTACCGCGCAAAGCAGTATTGATGTCGGTTATTTTGCCATGCTGTCGACCAATACTTTCAAGCTTGCACCGGACAACGGTGTAGACAGAAGGCTTAATTTAACGGTATCACTGGTATTAATGCCGGACAGAACGGCTTTGCCGACACTGGATGACGAGTTCTGTAATCGCTGGTTTGATTCCATTGTGGCAGGGGCAAAGTTTTTGCTGATGGTACAGCCTGATTCCGAGTGGTCAAATCCTGCACTTGCCGCTTACTTTAAGACCAAGTTTGATGACGGCATGCTGGAAGCCAGAAGCTATATAAGAACCGGCTTAAGGCATCCTAAAGCAGATGGCGTTCGTCATGTGCGCCTGTATTACAAATAAGGGTTACTTATGGCCTCAACTACAGACGTTTTAACCATCATCAACGATGCCTCAACACAGCTCAATGATGCGGGTGTTCGCTGGACAGTTCCAGAATTATTGAGCTACGCCAATCGCGGCGAGCTTGAAATAGCCACGCTGGTTCCCAACTCAAATACGGCAACGGTTTCAATACAACTGGCAGCAGGTGCAAAGCAAGCCGCACCTTCTGACTCAATAAGGCTTATTGAGTTTGTCCGGAACATGGGCGCAAATGGATTAACAGCCGGTAATGCCATCAGGCAAATAGAGCGCAAGGCGATGGATAGATATGTCCCTTCGTGGTCAAGCGATACCGCAGCGGCTGTTGTGGTTCATGCCATGTACGATGCGGAAGACAACAATGCGGTTTTCTATGTCTGGCCTCCTCAGCCGGTAATAACGCCACAATACATCGAGCTTATCTATTCTCAAATACCCGTTACAATTCCAAACGCAACGGCTGGCACAAAGATAACCATTGCTGATTACTACTCAAACGCCTTGCTGGATTATGTCCTGTATCGGGCTTTTGACAAGGACAGTGACAGCGCCAATCAATCGGCGCGCAGTCAGGCGCACTATCAAACTTTTGTTTCTGCTATCGGCGCAAAATTCACCGCAGACACTAACGCAAACAACACGCCACAGGTAAAGTAACATGGCCTTGAGCATTGGCAGTTTTTCGGGCCTTGCGCCTAAAGTAAACCCTCCCTTGCTTGCGGCCAACATGGCGACAGTGGCAAGCAACCTGCGTGTGGATCGCGGTTCAATCAGGCCGCTGAAAGGCGTGTCGTTTGTTGCTTCATTGCCGTCTGGCGCACAAAGCTTCTTTAAATACAGTTCAACGGCGTGGTTGTACTGGGCTAACGCGAACGTCGATATTGCCAGAAGTCCGGTTCCCAATGATGCGTGGGGCAGGATTTACTACACGGGCGGTGAAGCGGCTTATCCGCAATATACCTTTTCCGGTCAACCCACTGTCAGCGGCTTGACTAATGGTTTATCGCCTAACGGGATGAGACTGGGCGTTCCACAACCGGGCGTAGGCACACTTGCCAGTATCGGCAAGTCAGGCACGATTACCGGCACGGCGTACAATCGGTATTATGTATTCTGCTATGTGACTCCTCAAGGAGAGGAAGGCCCGCCGCTTAAATACCCGGTTCCGGTCAACAACATTACATCGACTGAAACGGCGACACTGACTTTTGCCACGGAAACCCTGTCAACTTACAACTTGGCAGCGGGTTCCAATGTCAGTCAGTCAGCGTTTGTAGCAGGGCGAATTTATACCATAGCCACGGCAGGCGACTGCAACTGGACGGCTATTGGTGCAGCGGCAGCGACTGTCGGTGTTGTTTTTACCTACAATGGACTGCCCATAACGGGATCCACCGGAACGGCGCTGTATGCCAGCGGGTTCAGGCGCATTTACCGCACCGCACAAGGTACAAACTACACGACCTTTGAATTTGTGGCAGATGTACCTATTGGCGTAACTACTTATGCCGACTCACTGGTTGATACCCAACTGGGTGAAATCATCCCGTCAACAAGCTGGTTCCCGCCGCCAGCAGGCATGATCGGATTAAAAGCCACGGCCAACGGGTTTTTTATCGGTTTTACCGGCAATACCCTGTGT